AAAAAAGGTAAATGGGTTGATTATAAAAAACCTATTGAAGTTCCAAAAGTTGTATTTGAGGATGCGTATACAAACTTAATGGACGTTGCCTCAGAAATAAAACATGCAGCACAAAGAAGCCCACAAAACAAAATAATTGTGACTTTTGAAGTTAATGCTGAATGGTAAAAGTAACACTGATGAGCCTATAATACGTGGTGAGTGAATACCACGTGGCGAAACTAGAGCCGGTATTGTCTGGCTTTAGTCTGTTACAATTAACTTAACCAAAGGATATATGATTGAACTAATACTTGAGTTACCAATAGAAGGACAAGCGATTGTCTTAGGTTCGTTTGCTGTAATTGTGATAGCAGCATTAAAAACTAAGAAACCTGAAGACCATTTAAATCCATTTGAGCAATCAACTAGATTGAGCGGTAAAGAAATAAAACAATTACAAGAGGTTGATAAAAATGACAGATAAAGAACAGATACAACATTTGATTGATAAGAATAACAAATTAGAGGCTGAGCTTATTGTCTTAAAAACTAAGGCTACAGGATGGTTTGAAGATATAACTGCGCTTCGTAACTTAGTGGTTGCACGTAATACTGAGCTTGCAAACTATAAACAAACTAAAATAGACTGGGAGCTTAAAAAGAAAATCATATTGTTTTTACAAAAAACACAATCTGTTGAAGCATATGATGCAATGACACCAAACCAAATAGCACACAGAGCGGCGCAATTTATTGAGAATATACTTAACTCAAAACTACCGCCAAAGTTTGCTATTACCAATGAGTTACAAGTAACTACTAGGGAGCCTGACTAAGGTTCCCATAGTAGATATTATAAACATAACCCACAGATACTTATAGGAGTTAGTTACATGGCACGATTAATTGAGAGTATGCCTACTTATAATGATGAAGTAGCGCATGAGAAAGAGATGAGAGACTTAGGTTCTAGTAGAACTAATAAACGTTTATTATCTCATATTGAGAGAGAAGAGGAAAGTGTTACCAGTTACGGTAAAGTAATGGTAGCAAACACAATCAGACCTTTAGCAATGGCTATAGCTGAGTGGATTGAGGAACAGTCTAAAAAGACAATAGGAAAACCTTCTATTGCATTTCAAAAAATGTGTGAAGTTGAGCCTGAGATATTAGCTCTAATCACTGGTAAACATATAATTAATACAATAACACAATACAAACCATTAACCGCAACGTGTATATCACTGGGCGGTAAAGTTGAGACTGAGATTAGTCTTAAAAACTTTAAGCATTTAAATCCTGACTTGTACCAAACAGTAAAACAAGATTTAGATAAACGTAGTTTTAATTATACTTACAAGCGTAGAAAACTAAGAGAAAGTGCTAAGCGTGATGATGTAATGAGATGGGAAGAATGGACTACGCCTGTTAAATTACATGTAGGTTTAAGATTGGTTGAGCTTATGGTTTACTCTACAGGAATGATTGAGATTGGTACTGAGACTGTAAGACATAAAAAAGCTAAAATCATAAAACAAACTGATAAGACTAGACAGTGGATTAAGAATAGAAATAGTTTTAATGAACTACTTAACCCTGAGTATCTTCCTACAGTTATGCCGCCAAAACTATGGGAGACTGTTGTAGGTGGTGGCTATTGGACTAAAGAACTACCAGAGCTTGAGCTTGTTAAACAAAAAAATAAGATGTTTAAAAAAGAGCTTGAGAACTTTGATATGCCTGAAGTTTACAATGCTGTTAATACTATGCAAGCAACACCCTTTAAGATTAATAATTTTATTCTTAAAGTATTGCAAGACGCATGGGATAAAGGATTAGCTGTTGGTGGTATGCCACCAAATACTAATTATGATATTCCAAACAAACCGCATGACATTGAGACTAATGCTGACAGTAGAAGAGAATGGAAGAAAAAAGCTGTAATAGCACACACAGAAAATGCTAGAATGTTTTCTAAGCGTTTACTGTATGCTAAAATTATATGGCTTGCTGAAAAATTTGAAAACTATGCAACTTTATATTTCCCGTTGCAATTAGATTTTAGAGGTAGAGCTTATGCAGTTCCGGCATTTCTTAATTATCAATCTATTGGTGGCGCCAAAGCTTTATTAAACTTTGCTCAAGGTAAAGCAATCACTAAAGAAAACAAAGGTGATTACTGGTTAGCTATTCATGGTGCTAATCAATATGGTAAAGATAAAATATCGTTTGCTGATAGAGTAAAATGGACTGAGAATAATGAAGACTGGATTATTAAATGTGCTGTTGACCCAATGTCAAATAGAGAATGGGAAAATGCATCTAATCCATTTCAATTCTTAGCTTTCTGTGATGAGTGGAAACGATTTAAAGAAGAGGGTTATGGTTTTATTTCTACTATACCCGTGAATGTTGATGGCTCATGTAATGGTCTTCAAATATATTCTTTAATGTTAAGAGATAGTAAAGCGGGTAAGTTAGTTAATCTAACACCTACAGAAACACCACAAGATATTTACCAATTAGTTGCTAATGCAGTAATTGAAAAATTGAAACTGGATGTTAAAGAAGGAAAACCCTTTGCTAAAGAATGGTTAGATTACGGCATTAAACGTTCAACTACTAAAAGAAGTATTATGACGATCTGTTATGGTTCAACTAGATATTCATGCACTGACTTTGTAATTGAAGATTTAACAAAACGTAAAGACAAAGGTGAAAACCATCCATTTGTGAATGAGTTATATAAACCGGCTAGTTATTTAGCGGCTGTCATATGGGACAGTATCGGTGATAATTTAAAGTCAGCACGAATTGGTATGGATTACCTACAAACTATCGCAAGGATAGTGGCTAAAAAACAGTTGCCTGTACACTGGATAACACCAGTAGGCTTCCCTGTTTATCAGTCATATCCTGAGATGAAGTCTAAAAGAGTTAAAGCAATGTTAATGGGTGAAGTTATTAAACCTAGAATTAACACTGAGACTGACAAGACGGACAAACTACGTATGGGCAATGGAGTGGCGCCTAACGTGGTTCATTCTGTGGATAGTGCAGCTATGATGAGTACAGTTAATATCGCTTATAAAAATGGTATTACTAATTTCTGTAATGTACATGATAGCTTTGGTACCACAGCCGGTGATGTTGAAACACTTAATAAATCTATTAGAGAAGCATTTATTAAAATGTTTAGTGAGAATGATATTCTTGATAATTTTAGGAATGACGTTCTTAGACAATTACCTGAAGAGCTACACGATAAATTACCTGAAGTTCCCGCCAAAGGTAATTTAGATATTCAACAACTGCGGGACAGTGAGTTCTTTTTTGCGTAGCATTAAAGTACCCATAGTAGAATGGAGAAACACATATGAAAAATAATTATGTTAAGATTGTAAGTCCTGAAGGCGTGTCTCAGTATGCATGGTTGACAAAACCAGATACTAAGTTTGACAAAGACGGACATTACAAAGTAAACCTTGTAGTGCCTACAGACAAGGCGTCTTCATTGATTAAACAAATTGATGAAGAAATTAAAAAGAGTGTTGACATTGCCAAAGAGAAAAACAAAGGCAAAGATGTCAAACAAGCTAACCTTCCTTACGAAGAGCAACTTGATGATGATGGTAAACCCACTGGGAATACTGTTTTCAAGTTTAAAAGGAAAGCACAAATAATTTCTGCTGATGGAAAAATTATTCCATTTAAAGTAGCTTTATTTGATAGCTCAGGCAAACCATTAGTAGATGCTAATGTTTGGTCTGGCAGTGAGATGAAAGTTAGTGCTGAGTTAGTACACTGGTTTACTGCAATGGCAGGCGCAGGCGTAAGTCTGAGATTACGAGCCGTTCAGATAACTAAGTTAGTTGAAGGTGGCTCCAGTAATGCTGAGGGTTACGGCTTTAATAACGTTGAAGGTGGCTACAAAGCTCCGGAAGGTGTAGACAATGTGGTACAAGAAGAAACATCCGAAGCGGACTTCTAATCAAATTGGTTTACAGTATGGTTTCAGGTCAGGTTTAGAAGAAGCAATTGCTTCTGAGCTTGACACTGAAAACGTACAATTTAAGTTTGAAGAAACAAAACTTAACTATGTTAAACCACAGAAGGTACACACTTACACACCTGACTTCTATCTAGTTCAATCTGGTATTTATATTGAGACTAAAGGTTACTTTACTTCTCAAGACCGTCAGAAAATGCGTCTTATAAAAGAACAGCATCCTGAGCTAGATATTAGATTTGTTTTTAGTAATTCAAAAACAAGGATTAGTAAAAAATCAAAAACAACATATGGCATGTGGTGTGACAAATATAGTTTTATATATGCAGACAAACATGTCCCAAAGGAATGGTATGAATAACTTACGTAAAGAAACAAAGTACATTGTAGTTCATTCAACTAATACAAGTCCTATACAAAATTTAGACGTTAAAGATTTAGATACACAACACAGGAAAGAAGGTTTATTTTCTTGTGCGTTTCATAAAATCATTAAGAGAGACGGCTCAGTTCAAGATGGTCGTGATATAATGATAGCGGGTGCGCATGTTGAAACAGATGTTAAATTGTCTAATAAAAATTCTATTGGCATTTGTCTAGTTGGTGGACAGAATGTTAGTGGACAACCCGATTGTAATTTTACTTTCAAACAGTATCAAAGTTTAGTTAAACTGATAGATGTTTTAAAAGCTGATTACAAAGAGGTTGAAATTGTTGGTCATAGAGATGTGACTAGCTCCTTATGTCCACAGTTTGATGTAAAAGAACTGTTGGCATAGTTTGTTTGTGCCTACTAGGTAGAAATATCTAGTAGGTTTAATTAACCCAATATTTAAGGAATAAAATTTTATGGAAAATACTGATAGTGCATTTTTATATCATTCATCTTGTGATGAGTGCGGTTCTAGTGATGCTAATTCTGTCTATGATGACGGACACAGTTATTGTTTTTCATGTAACACACACAAACAAGGAGAAAAAGAAATGCAAACAAACAAAAAAGAAACAAGTAAAGATTTTATAACAGGTACTGTATCAGCATTATCAAAAAGAAACATTGACTTTGATACAGCACAAAAATTTAACTATCAAACTGGTGCATGGTTTGGAAGACCTTGCCAGATTGCAAACTACTATGATAAAGACAAACAATTAGTAGCACAAAAACTAAGATACCCTGATAAAACATTTCAGTGGTTAGGTGATGCAAAAAAAGCAACACTATTCGGACAGCATTTATGGAGAGAAGGCGGACGAATGTGTATTGTTACAGAAGGTGAGTTAGATGCCTTATCAATTTCCAGAACTAATCAAAATAAATTTCCCGTAGTAAGTATTAAGACAGGTGCACAAGGCGCTAAAAAAGATATACAAAAAGAATTAGAGTGGCTTGAAAAATTTGAAAGTGTAGTTCTTTGTTTTGACCAAGATGAGCACGGAGAAAAAGCTGCTATTGAATGTGCAAAATTATTTACACCAAACAAAGCTAAGATTTGTACAATGCCATTAAAAGATGCAAACGAAATGTTACTTGCAAACAAAGTTAGAGAGTTAACAGATTGTATATGGTCAAGTAAACCATACAGACCTGATGGTATTGTAGTTGGGAAAGAGTTATGGAGTGAAATACAAAAAAAAGATGAGTGTGTAACAGTTCCATATCCATTTGAATGTTTAAATGTTAAAACACATGGACTACGTAAAGGTGAGCTTGTTACTATCACTGCCGGAAGTGGTGTTGGTAAATCTAGTTTTTGTAGACACGTAGCATTAAACTTATTAAAAAATAATTACACCGTAGGTTACATTGCATTAGAAGAAAGTATTAAACGTAGTGCACTTGGTATCATGGGTGTTGAATTACAAAAACCATTACACTTAACAAGAGAGGGTATCAGTGAAGAAGACTTACTTAAGACGTTTAACAATACTGTGGGCAGTGGCAACTTTTATCTTTACAATCATTTTGGTTCAACAGTTGCAGATAACTTGCTCTCTAAAATAAGATACATGGCTAAAGCCTGTAATGTAGACTATGTAATACTAGACCATTTACATATGGCTTTGTCTGCATTAGGTGATGCCAATACAAATGATGAACGTAAACTTATAGATTATTTTGTATCAAAACTTAGAACGCTAGTAGAAGAAACTGGTATTGGTTTAATACTTGTTTCACATTTATCACGTACTAAAGATGGTAACAAAGGTTATGAAGATGGAGTACAAGTATCTATGAATAGTTTAAGAGGCAGTCAAAGTATTGCTCAGTTAAGTGACATGGTATTAGCCTTGTCCAGAGACTTGCAAGCTGAAGATAACATTGCACAAGTTAATGTTTTAAAAAATAGATTTAGTGGTGA